GTTGAAGGATCTCTTAGATTATATGATATGTGGAAAGAAATGGGTTGTGATATGACTACATTTACTAAAGAAGAATTAGTATTTTCTGCTATTAATCATGATTTAGGTAAAATGGGTGATAAGGAACATGAATCTTATATCCCTCAGACGGATCAATGGAGAAAGGATAAATTAGGTGAAGATTATATGTTTAATAAAAAATTAGAGTTTTGTTCTGTCCCAGATCGTGGTTTATTTCTTCTTCAACAACATGACATTTCTTACTCATTTAATGAAATGGTAGCAATTCAAACTCATGATGGTTTATATGATGTAGCTAATGAAAAATATTTAAAAGCATTTATGCCTGAACAAAAACCTCGCACATCTTTACCATATATTTTACATCAAGCTGATTTAATGGCGGCACGTATTGAATTTGAACAAGAATGGCTTCCAAAGTTTTCTAAAGATAATGTGGAACCTCAAAAAAAGAATTATACATTAAAGTCGAAAACTAGTTCCAAATCCAAAGCACTTAATACTGTAGCAAGCTCTGGATTAAAAAATATGTTAGATAGTTTATGATATTAGAAATAATAATTGGGGTATTAGGGGTTTTAGTCGTTATCTTAGGATATACGACTTTTAACCTTTTGCGTAAAAATGAAAATGCAGAAGATATTATATATTCACAACAAGTATTTATTAATAAAGTAGAAGAACAAGCTCTTTTTTCAGAAAAGAGATTAGAACAAATTGATAAAAAGGGTACATTTAAAAGTGATGATGAAATAGGTTGGTTTTTTAATGAAATAAAGGTTCTACAAAAAGGTTTATCTCAATTTAAAACTAATTCTTAATTTATGGTAAGAAAAAGAAGGAAAAAGAGTAAAAATTACTTTACTCAAGATACGGAAAATGCTATTGTATTATATAATAATACTAAAGATCCTGAAGTCAGATCCAAAATATATGAACGTGAAATCCATTTCGCGTTTTTTAAGCTTACACAAAATATTATTCATACATTTAAATTTTACCATACTGAAGTAGAAAATTTAGAACATTTACAACACGAAATAATTACATTTTTATTATCAAAAATACATTTATTTGATCCAAGCCGTGGTGCTAAAGCATATTCTTATTTTGGCACAATTGTTAAAAGATGGTTAATATTATATAATACTAAAAATTATAAAAAGAAAATTAATAAAGTAGGTGTTGAAGTGTTAACTAATGAAAATTCAACTCACACCTATTCCCAAGGAGATGAAAAAACTAAAAGTGATTTAGATAAATATGTAGATTTATTTGTAAACCATGTATCAGAAAATATATTTGAATTGTTTCCCAAGAAAAATGATGCCCAAATAGCAGATGCTATTTTAGAATTATTTAGAAAAAGAGAAACATTAGAGGTATTTAATAAAAAAGCACTTTATATATATATTAGAGAAATTGTTGATGTAAAAACTCCAAAAATTACTAAAATAGCTGATAAACTACATATTATATTTAAACAACAGTATATATTTTATTTAGAAAACGGTTACGCTAGATTCTAAATCCTTTCTATATCCATATTTATAACAAAATAACATTATGGGATCATTAGATAATATTGTATTTAAAAAGAAAAAATTTTCGGATATCCTAAGCGAAATTTACGATAACCAAAAGAAAAAAGAAACCCAAATCACAGGTTTAATATCGGAATTAAAACCACTTATTAATGATATAGGTGATGCTACTTTAATTGTTCCACTTATTAAAGAATATATGGAAATTGGCGTTCGTAACGATGAACAATTAATTAAAATGGCAACTATAGTACAGCGTGCGCTTAATAATAGTAGTGGTGAAGAATCAATGGGTATAACGGAAGAAGAAAAAAACCAACTAATGGAAGAGTTAGATAAACTCAATACTAATTTCGAAGATAAAAAAGATGGCGCATAAATATGGATTTGCTGGAGTTAATGCTCAACTAAATACGAGCAATAATAATCAAGGAGCAACTCAAAAACAATTAGATTCCCTAGCATCTAGTATTATATCAGCTAGGGTAATAGATATTATATTAAATGATGATCATCCTAAGTTTGATACTTATGGTGGGTGGTCCTCTTTAGGTATGATATTTTTTGAAGCAGTAGAAGGTTCACCTGATTTGTCAAATTCAAATACTCCTACAACGGCTTCACCTTTAATCCCTTATGTTAAAAATTACCCATTAGTAAATGAATTAGTTTTATTATTTTTATTACCTGATAATAATGTAAATTTAAATAGTAATACTAAAAAATATTTTTATTTAAATCCTATTTCCATTTGGAATAATCCCCATCTAAATGCTTATCCTAATCTAAATACAGTACCCCAAACCCAAGTTTCACAACAAAAAAGTTATCAAGCTATAGAACAAGGACAAACTCGAAAATCTACTAGTAAAGAAGTTGATTATGATTATAATTCTCCATTTGCAGAAGGTACTTTTGTTGAAAAATCTAATATTCATCCTTTATTAGCTTTTGCTGGGGATATAATAACAGAAGGTAGATGGGGAAATAGTATAAGATTTGGAAGTACATCAAAAACAAGTAACATATTATATAATAATAATTGGTCAAGTACAGGAGAAAATGGTAATCCTATTACTATACTTAGAAATGGTCAACCCATGGATGCTAGTAAAGAAGGATATTTACCAATTATTGAAAACATAAATAATGATTTGTCTTCAATTTATTTAACTTCAAACCAATCAATACCATTATCTTCTTCTATAACTAATAACCCGACAATAAGTAATAATATCCCAGAATCATTGGGGTCTTACCAAGGAAGTCAAGTAATGATAAATTCAGATAGATTAGTTTTTAATACAAAAGCAGATAGTATTATATTAAATTCTCAAAGTACTATATCATTAACCTCAATAAATACAACAGGTATATACTCTCAAGAAGGAGATATAGTTTTACAATCTGCAAAAAATAATATTAAATTGGGGGATGCTAATGCTAACCAATCTGTAATGTTAGGGGATACATTTTTAAATGATTTTGAAAATCTATTAACAAAACTCCAGGCTTTATGCCAAACACTTTCAGTAGAACCCAAATTATTTTTAAGCACGGGAACAGCAGGGTCAGCAAAAACCCAAACATCATTGATGTTAAATAGTATTAATAACTACAAATCTAAAATTGTAAAAGCTATATAAAATGGGAGAAGAAGCTCTTTTACAATTAGTTCAGCAATCACTTGCAACACCCCAAGGTAAAACTTTATTAGGTGAGGAGTTGCCTATAACTGACATACTTAATAGAATCCAAGAATTATCAACTAAATATAATATAGATCTTTCTACTCTAAAAGAAGCATCAGAAAAAGAAATAAATTTATCTTTGGGTTCTAATTTAACTAGAGAACAAAGAAGAGAAAAAAGACAAAATAGAAGATTAAGTAGAAAAGAAAAAATAGAACAAAGAAAAGCAAATTTATCCAATGATGTAGAAAAAACACAAAATAGAATAAGAGAAGAAATATCTGCTTTAAAAGTAAAATTAAAGAGTCAAACACCTATTTTACAAGAATATACTATAACGGGTAGACTTCAAGATAGAAATACAAATACTCCTATGGTAGGAGCTAAAGTAACATTAGGAGTCAACCAAGATTTTGCAAAAGAAGAAGTTAGTGTAGATAACCCCCTAAATGTCAGCGAAGAATTACTTCCTAAACAAGCAACAGCTAATTTAAATGATTTAATCTTTATACCTATTCCTGGTCAAAGTGATAGAACTGATAAATCAGGCAATTTTTCTATTAAAGTTAAAATACCAATAATTCCTGCAAATCAGAAAACCCCACTTATTTTTGGTCTATTATATTCAAAAAGTGGTTACATCCCAGGAACCCAAGCTATTATTAATGGTGATAAAACAATAAAAACAGATTTAGCACTTACTAGTTTAGTAAATCTTAAAGAAGCAGCTAAAAATATAGCCCAAGAATTTAATGATAAAATTGACCAAGCACAATCTACAGTTACTGCTATTGCTATGGATACTTTTGATAAAATTATTTCTGCTAAAAAACTTAGTATTGCAAAGGTATTAGATACTATTAAAACTAAATTAATTCCATTAGCAATATCATTATTAATTGCTTTTGGTATATCAAAGCTAACCCAAGCTAATAGAAAAACTTGCCCTACCCCTGAAGCTCTAGCAGATGTTATTAGAACTAGAAATAGAGTAGTAAGACAATTAAATCAAATTTTTAAAACAATTACTATTAATACAGCTTTAGCTGCAGCTTTTATGGCATTAGCAAAAGTATTAAAAGGAGTTAGATTAGGGTTAAATGCTATTCCATTACCCCAAGCAGTAGGGGTACCTCCAGCTAAAGATTTTGGTGGGTTAATTTTTGCACAACCCTATTCTATGTCTGCTAAATTACAAGATATAACAGCTACATTAAAAGATTTACAAAAAGATAATGAAGAAACAAGTAGAGCTACTTTGGTTTCATTAATATTTTTAATAGCAGCAGCTACAACTGTAGTATTATTATTAAAATCTATCGATCAAATGGCTCAAGAGTGTGCAGAGGAAAATGGAGCTGGAAATTTAGAATTAGAAGCTATTAACCAAGAATTATTAGATTTAGCCGAAGAAGAAGCTGAAGATGGAAATCCTATAATAGGTAATACGAATGGATTTATTTTTAGTGTTGAAACTGATAATAAAAATCCTGTAGGTACCTTAAAAAGAAGATTTGCTGTAGCTAAAGATTCTAGAGGAATTACTTTATTAAAAGGCGAACCTTCATTTAGTTCATCAGACCAAATACTAATCGATGAACTTGTATTTTATATACAACAAAATAATTTAAAAGCTAACTAGTTTAATATTTATAATAAATCAATATAACATGAAATTAAGTCAATTAAAAATCATTGTAAAAGAAGCCGTAAAAGAAGCAATACAAGAGGAGATGAAAGACATTCTTATAGAAGCAGTTCGTGCTCCTAAACAAGTAGTACAAGAAGTTATCCAACCCCCTCAACAAGTAAAACAACAACCTTTATCTGATGATAAAAGAATGGCAATGAAAGAAAATATACAAAATGTATTAGGAGGGATGATGCCTGGAGCTAATGGTACATTGAGTGCTACATCAAAAGATGTACCTTTACAAATGACTGGTCCTGTAGATACAACCTCCCCAAATGGTACTTTACCACAAGGAAATGTAAGTATGGATCAAATAATGGGTTTAATGAATAGTAAAGGATAATAATTATGGCATTTGGAGTAAGAAAAGTATATCCTAATGATTTACGCCCCAGGGTAGCTATTGGAGTTAATATTCCATTTAGCACTCCTGGTGTATTCCAACCTAATTATCAAACTAGAGATGCTATTAAAAATAATTTAATAAATTACTTTTTAACAAACCCTGGAGAAAGAATTGAAAATCCTTTATTTGGTGCTGGGTTAAGGGCTTATATATTTAAAGCAATATCTATACAGAATTTTGATTTTATAAAAGAAGATATTCAAGAAAAAATTAGACAAAATTTTCCTGATATAGAAGTTAATGGGGTAGAAGTATTAAAAACAACATCAGAAAATACAATACAAATAAATATAACCTATAGTATACCTAATACAGGAATAAATGATACTTTAGAATTAAACTTTGCATAATGGCATTATTAAATAAAGACATATCATATATTAATAAAGACTTTAATAATATTAGGTCTCAACTTATTAATTATTCACAAACCTATTTTCCTAATACTTATACAGATTTTAGCCCTGCATCACCTGGGATGATGTTTATAGAACAAGCATCTTATGTTAGTGATGTTTTATCTTTTTATTTAGATAATCAAATTCAAGAAACATATTTACAATATGCAAGACAATTTGATAATTTATATGATCTTGCTTATATGTTTAGTTATAAACCAAAAGCAACAGGTTTAGCATATGTTGATATAGATTTATATCAACAAATACCATCTAAGGTAGAAGGAATAACTATTGTACCTGATTATAGTTACTGTTTAATTGTAGGAGAAAGTACGATTTTTAATACCCAAACAGGTCAATCTTTTATTGTTGAATCTACAGTTGATTTTTCAATTTCATCATCTAATAACCCAACAGAAGTATCAGTAGCCCAAATAACTAATGGAGAACCTTCTTATTATTTATTAAAAAAGAGTGTAAAAGGGGTTTCGGGAGTTATAAATACCCAAACATTTACAATGGGAGCCTACCAACAATTTCCAACTTTAGAAATAAATGCTATTAATGTAGCAAATATTATTGATATTTTTGATGATCAAGGAAATCAATATTATGAAGTAGATTATTTAGGTCAAGATTTAGTATATGATCCTATTCAAAATACTAATATTAATGATCCTAATGCATACCAAGATGGAGATGCACCTTATATTTTAAGAACTAAATCAACAAATAATAGATTTGTTACAAGGTTTTTAAATGCAAATACACTTCAAATACAGTTTGGGTCAGGTAATGCTTTACAAATAGATGAACAAATTACACCTAACCCTGATAATGTTGGTTTAGGATTACCTTTTGGTCAAAGTAAGTTAACAACAGCCTTTTCACCAACCAATTTTGTTTTTACAAACACATACGGGACAGCTCCTAGTAATACAACTTTAACAGTAAGATATTTAACTGGGGGAGGAACTTCTGCTAATGTAAATGCTAACACAATTAATACTATCAATAACAGTAATACTTTCTTTAAAAATTCAAACTTAGCTAATACTGGAATAGCACAATTTATATTTAATTCTTTAGCAGTAAATAACCCAACAGCAGCAAGTGGTGGTGGAGATGGTGATACTATTGAAGAAATTAGACAAAATTCTTTAGCAAACTTTAATACACAACAAAGAAATGTTACTGCTGATGATTATTTAATTAGAGCTTTAAGTATGCCTTCAAAATTTGGAGATTTATCAAAAGCTTTTACAACAAAACCTAGCACTAAAGACCCAGATACTATTTTAGATTTATATGTGTTAGCTAATAATACAGTTGGGAATTTAGTAACTCCTTCAGATACTATTAAAACAAATTTAAAAACTTATCTTAACCAGCATAGAATGATAGGAGATACGGTTAATATTAAAGACGCTTTTGTTATTAATATAGCTGTTGATTTTGAAATAGTTGTTTTACCTAATTTCAATAATAATGATATTTTAACTAGATGTATAGCATCATTGCAAGATTATTTTGATATAAATAAATGGCAAATAAATCAACCTATAATATTAAGTGAAATAAGTGTAACATTAGATAATATACCTGGGGTGCAAACAGTTCAAAGTGTTCAAATTATTAATAAAGCAGGTACTAATAGTGGATATTCACAATATGCTTATGATATTTTAGGTGCAACACAAAATGGTATTATCTATCCTTCTTTAGATCCTAGTATATTTGAAGTAAAAAATACAAATTCTGATATAACAGGTAGAGTTGTATCATTAGGAACTGGAAACTTTAATTCAATAGGGGGATATTAAAATAAAAAATTATGGCAGTATATAAACTTTTTCCTTTACAAGATGCATCATTATATTCATTTTATCCTTATATGAATACGGGCATTGATGCAATGCTTGAAATAGGTAACTTAAATGTAAATATAAACCCTGTACCACAGGTATTTCGATATTTAGTTGAGTTTGACCAAAATGAAATTGAAGATGTAATAGATAATAAAATAGGAGGAACTCAATTTTCTAGTAGCTTAAAATGCTTTATAGCTAATGCTCAAGGCGTTATTTTCAACACAGAATTAGAAATATACCCTGTATCCGGATCATGGAACAATGGCTCCGGTACTTATTTAGATCAACCCTTTACAACTAATGGGGTAAGTTGGAGATCAAGAACATTTTCGGGATCAGGAGGTACTACTTGGCTTATAAATAATTTTAGTCCTTATGTTACTGCTTCATTTTCTGGTAGTAATAATAGTGGAGGTGGGAATTGGTTTACTGGTTCATCTGACCCCTACAATACAAATCTTTATGTTTCTCAATCTTTTACTTTAAGATCACAAAAAGATCTTAATACACCTGTTACTGATATAGTTAAAGTATGGTATTCTAGTTCAAGATCAATAGGAGGATATACTAATATAGTAAATAATGGGTTTTTAGTAAAATGGGAGGATGCAATTGAATTTTCAACTGTAGATTCAATCCAACCAGTAATGCAATTTTATTCAGTAGACACAAATACTATTTACCCTCCACAGTTAGAAATAAAATGGGATGATTCATCATTTGAAACAGGAAATTTACCTCCAATCCAAACAACAGATTTATTTGTAGCATTAGATAGTAACCCTGGAATATTTTATAGTGAAAGTATAAATAGATTTAGACTTAATGTTAGACCAGATTACCCAGTAAGAAGGTTTTTAACTTCATCTATAGATACTCAAAACCACTATTTAAATAGCAGTTCGATGTATTCTATTAAAGATTTAGACACTAATGAAACATTAATTGATTTTGATCCTGAATTTACAAAGGTAAGTTGTGACAGTCAAGGTAATTACTTTGATATCTATATGAACGGGTTACAACCAGAAAGATATTATAAAATTTTAATACAAACTACTATTAGTGGAAGTACAATAGTAAAAGATGATAATTATTACTTTAAAGTTATAAATAGATAATGGCTCAAGCAAGACTAGATTTAGTAAAAGAAGTTTTTAATAAAGCTGAATATATTAAAACTATAGATACAAGTTTTAATGAACTTGGTGCTATATCTATTACTGAAGATCAACAACTTCAACCTAACGTTGAAGAATTCTTTGGATTATACAATTCTCTTTTTTATGATATACCCGCTTTGGGTGAAACAAATTCTCATCAATATTTAGTACGAACTAGTGGTGAATATATTAATTTTGATGAAATTAATGATGAAATTCAAGCATTACAAGCAGAAATAGCTCAGTTAAGAAGTGATTTATTAACAGCACAGATGGAAAATGCTAGGATAGAAGCATCAAAAACAGAAGATTCAGCTACTAATGAGGCATTATT